TCTTTTTCTTTCGAGCTGTATTTGCTCGCTCAGACGTTGATAAGCTCTTAGCTTTAGCCATTGGAAGGCAACGGTCGGGATTCTTTTTGTTTTTAGACGTTCCGCAAGCTCCTTTGATTTTACCGTCCGTTCCGATTCGGACCCAGTTCTGCGCTCTCCATTTTGCGAGTTCACCCATTATTTCTTCTTTCTAACTTTGAGACCCTTACGGCCTTTTCCGTATTTCGGGTCTTTGCAATACTTGGACGCTGCCATGTTTGCATAAGCTGATGGGTATTTGTCGAAGGTACGCTTTGCCCAAGCAATACCTTTAGGGCAGATTTTAGCCACGGTATTTGATCTTTAGTCCTTTACGTTTGGCGGCCGCTTTAGCTTTAGCCATTCCTTTAGGAGTGTATGAGAAGTCTTTCTTTCCAACTTTAGGCATGATATTTATAGGTTAACATTTCCATTTACGAAGGGCGAGAGCTTTACGAGTAGGTCGTCCTTTAGAATCTTTCATTGGTCCCTTTACGCCAGACATTCTAGCGCAGAACGAACGCTTACGGGCGCCTCCTTTAGGTTGAGGTGCTTTAAGATTAGAACCTGTTTTTCTATTGTAATAATCTCGTCCCTTTTTTGAAAGACCACCTGTAGGGGATTTATGTTCTTTTCTTAGGGATAGCCCTTTACGTTTTTTCATTCATAGAGAGGGGATACAAAAAAGCCCTCCGAAGAGGGCAGTTAAATTAAAAAGCAGTAGTTACTGCTAGACGCTGTTCGACCGTGCTTCGATATGCTGGGTCGGACTTATAACGAGGGTCGCGCATTGCTTCAGTTACCTGAGCAGCGGATGCGAAAGCTTTAACGCCCGCACCTTGCGTGGCGCCTTGCATAAGAGTAGGAGCTTTACCTCCTGCTGATTTAAATTGTGAAAACAATCCGCGAACAGCCATACGAGCTTGGTCAATAGTACCACTCTCTACAACTTCGTTATAAGCGTTGAGGTCACCTTCGTCGAGGTTATCAGCGGCCCATTCAGCCATAGCTTCGTAGTTAGCTTCGCCTCCTACACTTTCCTTGACCTGAGCTACTTGGCCTTCTGCCAAGGCTCCTTGTCCTGCCATGTAGGATTCTACAAGGTCACGAGGTAATCCAACTTGCTTAAGAGATTCAAAGGTCTTGTCGGATAACTCACCGCCTTCCATGAACTCAGCGGTAGCCGCTTCAATAGCGGTATTCATTTCGCTAGACTCAGCAGGAGCTTCTTCTTTAGAATCATTATTACTGGTTGAGCCTTTCTTTTCTAGCTCGCTGTAAGCCTTGGCTAAGTCTTCAGGAGACTGAAACTTTTCAGGAAGCCACTCAGGACGGGCTTCCTCTTGAGATTCTGCTGATTCATTCTCTACGGGTGTATCCGTGTTGTTCTCATCTTGCAGAGCTGCTTGTTGTTCGAGCGTGATATTCTCGTCTTCGCTGGGTTCACTAATAACTACTTGTTGTAAGTCGGACATAATTAAGATTCGGGTTCTGGTTGAAGGTTACCTGCCTGATCTGACAGTGCCTTTATACCAGCAGGACCGAGCTTTTCTGTCAACTGGTTTTGTTGCATTTGTTGGCGAATTTGTTGGATCTCTTCTTCGGTCTTAACCAGTCCTGTAGTCTTAATACCAAGCGAGGTAGCGCGACGTTTGAAGTATTCTCCAACGCTAACGTATTCAGCGATTGCTTGCGGCCCTACAACCTGTGCAGCGCCAGCCAAGAATAAATCAAGTTTCTGTAAATCGTTACCACGTCCAAGAGCCTCAACACCAGTAATAATGATTGGGTTAACAATTCCTTCAGGTAGCTTAGGTAGTCGCTTGGCCTTGTTCATAACCTTCATAAGACGGTTAATCATGGGGAGTTGCAGCTCGGTAGACAGAAGCGAGTAGAGACCGCCAATAGCTGTCTCCAGCTCTTGACTGAGCATACGAATCTCTTCAGCGGTAACACGCTCTGCGTTACGAACAACACCAGAGGTAAGAAGGAAGGCATGGCCTAGGCGTTCTTTGATACTGTTCATTGTCTCCTGAGCAACACGGAAGTCGTTAAATTTCTGTAGCTGGAGAACGGATACATCAGCAGCGTTGCCTTGAGTGATGCCGCCATTAGGCGTCTCAGCCAAAGCCTTGGCGCGAGTCGTACCGTTTGGATTCAGCAAGAACAGCACCTTAGCGGCCGCAGCAGACCCTTCAACGATAGCTTGTGTAAGCTTCTCAAGAGACTGTAGGTCACCAAGGTATTCTTCGACGTAGCCTCGTCCATAGTTCTCACCGTCGATGCGGGAGAAGCGGAGAGGTATAAAGGGGTTTTGATCAATGGCATATGTACCATACGAATCGGGAACAGGGTTGCCGTTGATGTCTTGATAGACATGCCACTTGTTATCCTGTAGACAAACAGCGGTGTAAAGGTTGACGTTCTCACTAGCGTCGTCAGCCTCGCCTACAACAGCTTTCATCTCCTCGGAGAGAGTCTTGTAGGACATTGTTTCCTTCGTAGCAATGTGAGTAACCTTGCCCATCGGGTCGCGCTTTACAACGTAGCGATCAAGACGGAATACACGAAGGCCGCCCTCATCGGGAAGGTATACTAAAGCATTACCTGCGATGATAAGTTGCTTTAAAGCTTCGTGAAGGCCAGTGCGGTATGCCTCACGACTAATCTCATCCATTACTGATTCCTCTACTTGTTGTAGCGAGGACTCAATTTCAGTAATAAGTTCAGGAGGTGCGCCCTCATTCTGAAGAGCAAAGGTGTCTACGTTGAGACGGAAGAAAGGGGCGTTGGGAGGTAGGAGTGCTAACAGTAATTTAGATGCGAGGTTATTTACTCCTCTGGCCCCAACGCCCTGAAAGGGAGTTTCTAAACGACTGTGAGGGCCGAAGCCCTCGTCTGGCATGACGTAGGGTAATGTCAGTTTTGAACATTGTCTCGCCCTATCAACATATTGATAGCGGTGGCCCTCTAACGAGGTGTAGATAGATTGAGCAGATTTATTCATAAAATTTATTTAATCTTTTCTTTTATTGTGGAAATCAAACAAGACCCTGACTTTTTCCGTAAGAGCTTCGATGTTGTAGTGCATACGAGCCAGCACAACAATGAGCGTAATGATACCGATTGACACTGGCCACAGGGATGCAATGATTTGCAAGATTTCATTCATTTATTTGATTTGAGATGAGCCAAAGTAGAAACCTACAATGGCTAGAGCAGTCTGCCTAATTTCAGGTAAGATTACGAAGCCTTGAATGGTTTCCCATTTAACGCCTTTAAATAGACCTAAGAAGCCACTAGTATCTCTGGAAACGCTAATACCTGTGTCAGTCCACGCAAAGATGAATGGAGCAAGGACAATGGCAAAGACGGTAGATACTACAAGGAACCTACGAACTAATACACCACCATCACGTTTAGAAGCGGCATCGGCTGAGACATCGGCTGTCTGCTGGGACGTAATCATACGCTCAAACTGACGGGATTGGTTTTCCATCTGTGTTCCAATAAGCTTCATTACGAAGCCACTGAGTCCTCCTCCGAGCATTGCTATTAGTTCTGGTGTCATATTATTTCTTTCTAAGTTCGTTGATTACCTTGATTGCGGATGCTGACATATAAATAAAGGTCGCTAGACCTACGCAGAAACCAAGCAGTTCGTTGACGGGAGCTAGTTCAATGGTAGCTATAAAGCCTCCTGTTCCAATTGCTGATCTGTATATAATGTCTTCCATAGCATTTAGTCTTCTTCGGGTAGGGGTGTATAGTGATCAACGGGTAGTGGTGTATAGTGATCAACGGTTGATGACTCCTCGGACTCGTCTAGGTCGTAGTCAGTTACGTCCAATGCCCACATATGGTCAGCGGTTTCGTTAGGATAGGTAAGCCAACGTGTGCCTTGACCATCGACCCAATAGCCGTAGCCAATCTCCTTGCCTTCTTCGTCGGCACGTTCAATGGCGGCTTCTTTGCTTGCGTATATTAAGTAAAGCATTATGGTAAGGTTGGATAAGCGGCTTGAATGTTGGCTTCAAGGGCTACACGGTTATCTGATTGGTCAGAGGCATAAATAATAATCTCTTCAAGTTTTCCATTCCAAGTGCCAGTCGCATCTCCTCCTAAACCCCCAGAAGTAGGTTCGCTATAGCCAGATACTGCATCCAATGTTCCCTTGGATGTGCCATCTTGAAATCCTTCCATATTTGAAGAACCCGCTACGGCTGTAAATAAATGCTTATTAGTATCAACTGCGCCTAAAGTAACTGAGTTTGAACCATAGGAAGCGAATAAACTAGAAATAAAGTAGAAAGGCATTTGAAAAGTACGGCTTGCTCCGCCTGATGTGGATAGGGTTACTCCAACCAACGGAATAAATTTAAATCCTGTAGCTTCGTTTGTTGCTACAACAAACAATGATGCTGAATTAATATTAGATATAAGCGGATGAGGTAAATTAAGTAAATCGCCACTTCCATCAAAATGTATCCCATTACCAACTAACGCCCCAGAAATAACAATCTTAGGCTGGTTGGAAGCAGTTGGTTGTTCCGCATCATTGCCGTTACCTGACTGATCATACCAAGTGTCTACAAAGCCATCATTGCCTGAACCAACAAAATCAACTAAAGCACCAGAAGATACACCAGAAGCAGTAAAATCCCTTTCCGTGTTGTCGCTTGAACGACGCACACGCACAACCTTTTCGTTATAACTGCCCAAGGCCCTCAACGAATAAGCGGCGGCAGGTATTTCAAACTGACTAAAAAAAGAAAGGTTTCTTTTGTTTCCTAAGTCTTCTGTAAAATCAAAAGAAAGAGGAGCGGTTAAGGGTTCGGTCTGGCCTGTAAACAGGTTTCGAGTAAGGCGCTGATTTAGCATCTATAGGCGACGTTAGACGACAAGAGGTTTTACTACAACTGTGATATTGGTAGAGCCTCCAGCTCCTGAGACCGTAACACGTAGTTGGTCTTGAGGGGTAATGAACTGAGCACCGCCCGAAGAAGTGACAGTGGTATCAACACCAAGGGAAACCCACTCAGAGCCAATCTGATGTTCAAGTTTAACGGTTGCTCCATCAAATGTTCCTGAAACAAGAAAGGCACCAAGGCGCCCATTCCAATCTGGAACAGCTGTAGAACCATTTGCAGTGATGGTAGTATTAAGAGAATTTAAGGCCATAATATTAATAAGGGAGGTTAGCTCCAGCAGAACTGCCACCACCAACATTGACGGAAGGACGACGGATTGTGAGAGCAGAAGCGCCGCGACGCTTGCTGGATTCAGGGCGACGAGCTGTAGGTTTTTTTACTTTCTCCGCTACTTCAGTAGGAGGAGGAGGGGGTGCGGGAGGGGGTGCGGGCTTAGGAATTTTCGGTGCGGAACCCATAATTATTTAGTTATTTGAGGTTTATTTAGGATGTTTTGATTTTGAATATGATATTCAGATTTAAGAAAAGAAAGAACGGAGCGTTGGCCGTAATGAAAGTTTAATTTATTTATATCGTTGGTCTGCCCAAAGTCTTTCATGGGAAACCGCTCTTCTAAAGCTTTTAATACGGCCTTTGTTATTGTGGGAAATTCATTCATATACGTGTCTCCTATATTATAAGTCGTTAAGTTCTGGCGGAAGTTTGCCTGAATCAATCCATGCCTTGGTTTGAACAAGACACATAGCGTTCCAGATTACAGCGCCCCCATGATCTTCTGCGTCGCATCCGTCCATGTAGGCCCAAAGGTGGCGATAAAGAGCGTCAACATATCTAGAAAGAGGGATACCTTTCTGCCAATTGTTTCGCCCATACTTATTGGCTCCATCTTCAAATCTTTTAGAAGCAGCCCTCAAAGCAGCTACAGGAAGAAGGCTAGGACATCCCTTGCCTTGCATGGCATCACGCACAGCTCCTGTATCAAACTCACTGCGCTCACCGCTATCAGGTAATTTATTCATCTGGAGACCAATCTAAATCTTTAAGACTGCGGAGAATCCGAGCCAGCCTTGCGTTCATAATAAAATCCTCTTTAGTTTGTCCTGCCTTTTTAAAGGCGGCGGCAACAGACTCCCAAGTGTCGCCGTGCTCTTCTAGCCACCTTGTAGCAGTCTTCTCGCCAAAGCCTTTCGCGCCTTTGTAGTTATCAGCCGTGTCTCCGACCATTGTCTGCAACCGCAAGTAGTGGTCAGCCTCTTCTTCAGAGATAATCAACAACTCATTACAGCGATATAACATACAAGGGACAGTAAGATAGTCCTTGTCTGTTGCCCATATAATGTTGTCGTGGTTATTGGCGGCCCAAATACCAATAAGGTCGTCAGCTTCGATGCCTATATGAGTTTCGGCCTTATACTTTTCTTGTAGATATTCAAGGCACCACTTAAGGCCAAGAGGTTTACGGGCGGTGCGGTTAGCCTTGTAATCACTGTATATATCTTTGCGAAAGTTCTCAGCGTTAGAGACAGCAATGCGAGCAGAAGTGGCTTCGGTTTCCTTTAATGCCTTTTTAATCTGAGAATCTAAAGCACTCGATAAGTCGAACTTAGATGTTGTTAAAGTGATATCGTCTTCACCCCAGTCAATCTCGTGTTCACACGCAAAAGCACACAGGTAAGCAATTTGGTCTCCGTCAATTAATACAGTTTTCATTTCTTTATAAGCACGTAGGGAAGTGTGTTAAGGTCAGCTGGTTTTATCTTTGTTAAAAGGTCTTTGCGCCCCCACTTGCTACGGCTATAGAGCTTGTATAGACATTCCGCTGGCGAAGATACCATAGCGTCCATATCAACAAGCGTTTCAACAAGCTCTAGCAAGTGGAGACGTCTAACAACAACAAAACCTAACGGCCTTTGAAAAGCAATGTGGGTGGCTTCGCCATAAAGCCAGCCCTCCTTGCCTTGAACATTCTTTAATTCAACCCAGATAGTTTCGGGGTCTTTAATAGCTTTAACATCTACGGTCATCGGAAGATCGCAGTGGTAGTCAATATGCTTAAATTGATTTACCAAGTCTGAAGGAGTTATATCTACATCAAAAAAAGCATCCACAGATTCTTTAAAAACCTGTTCTGCCTTCGCGCCTTGTTGGCTGGCCCTGCCTGTCTTATCAAACTTATTTTGGTATGCCATATATTAGTGTGTTTCTGCCCACGTTTTTCCGATGCTATATTCCCCATCTAAAGGACAGCGGAATTTAAGCTTTTTACCTGCTGTTTTTAAAGAATCGCAAAACAAACTACCTAGCTCGTCTGCGTGCTCAGCATCACAACTAAACTGGACTTCATCGTGAATGTTGCCATGTAATTCATAAGGCAAACGAGCACTATCAATGAAGTCTACTAAAGCTTGTTTCATGACGACGGCGCCTGCTGACTGTAGTAAAAGATTCAATGCGCTGTGCGGCGAGCGGCAAGGAAGTATGCGGCCATCCAAACCTTTAAGTGTGTTATCCATCTCTACCTTTCGTTTCACGGCAGAGACCAAATAACTTATGGCTGGTATCTTCTGCATGAAAGATTGTTTTAAACGACGGCCGTCAGCGTTAGACCCACCAACAATAGAACCAATCTTAGCATCGCCTGCGCCATACAAGAAAGCGTAAATGAATGTCTTAGCTTGGTCTCTAGTATCAAGCCCTGCCGCCTCCTGATTAGTGGTGTGTATGTCTCCCTCAAGGATTTCTTTAGCGTAGCCTCCTTTATCTTTAGGCCATAGGTAGTGAGCTAGACATCTAAGCTCTAGTCCAGAGGCGTCGGCCCCTACAAGCACCTTGCCCTTTGGGGCGTGAAACAAACTTCTGCACTGCTCTCCATAAGGTGCGCGAGAGGCTGGCACCTGAGCCAAGTTAGGGTTGTTGTGTGTGCATCTCCCCGACACAGCGCCATTAGTATTTATCGAGCCGTGAATGCGGTCAACTTTTACTAACTTTAACCACGCTTGGTTGCCTTCGCTAATCTGGCCAAGGCGTTTAGTTATTAACAGATATTCACAAAGCTTTAGAGCTTCAGCAGAACCAATAGAATTTAACACTGCTTCGTTAATCGCAGGGCGTTTGCCTTCGTATGCGTCGGGCTTCCACCCTTGTGATATTAAGTGCTCAGCAATCTGGTCTCTAGAGTTTGGATTAAAAGGAATAGTCTTAGTCTTGTTTCTTCCCTTTACAATTTCTTTAGCCTTGTAGCCTGCCTCCGTAGCGGCCTTCTTAGTCTTCCACTCTTTCCCATCTGGCGTGTTATAAAGAAAACTTTTAAGTGGAACTAATTGAGCAGGGAACAACTCCTGTAGTTCTTCTTTCAATTCTGCTCTGCGGCAGGTCAGTTCCGCACAAAGTTTTTCAGCTTCTTTTATATTAAACGGAAAGCCGTTGTAATTTTGTGCTCTCATGGCAAAAGCAAACCTATGCTCCAACTCTATCATTTGCGGAGAAACTTCCTTTGACATGAGATAGCGGTAAAGATCGCGTGTTACTTTAACATCTTGTTCGCAATACTCTCCCATTTCGTCCGAGTAAGAAGACCAATCAGAGGCGGCACCGAACTGGCCTTTGTGGCTTCCGATACGATAGCCCCAAGAGTCAAGACTGTGGCGGCCAATCAAATCTTTCGGAAAATTGTTTCTCTTAAAATCTTCATCTCTTATATCAGGATGAATACAACGGGCCATGATTAAGGTATCTAACACGTTAGGATGGCTAAACCCATATAGTTTCTGAAGAACAGGGTAATCAAAGCCAACAGAGTTATGTCCAATAATATAATTGTGTTGTTCAAAAAGCTTTAACAACTCTTTGATCTGCTCATCACCAACAGCGCGGTGCATAATGCTTGTGCTCCCATCAAAGGCGCATAGGCACCAAACGTTTTCTAGGTCTTCAAGGCGAGACCAGTCATTTATTCCATTAGTTTCTAAATCAAAAAATATCATCGTAAGTCTGTGTATATATTATTGTGTAGTGGTCTGGTTTAACGCCGAGGACATTGTAATCTATCCATTCAACGGCCTCGTCTGTCGTCATTCCTTGTTTTTTAAAAACTTCGACAAGCTTGCTGTAGTCATATACTAAATAACCCCGCTGGTCAACACCGATGATGGCGTCGTTACAGTTGTCGAACTTTATAGCTTCATCAGCTATCACTCTTTGCTCCCCTCATTTAACAAAACACGTTCTTGAAGACGTTGTATCTTTTTCTTCATGCTCTCTATGTCTTTATTTAGTGTTTCATTTTGATTTGATAAGGCGTCGCACGCCTTGGTCATCGCGTTAAGACCTCTTACAAGGACTTGCTCGGTGTCTGGTTTGAATAGCATTGCTGAAGATTTATGTGGCATATTATTTATTATAGTTCTATACTTAATTCGGTTAAACGAGATGTTTGATTATCAAACTCTAAATAGCAAGCGATGCCTGTTTCGCCGCTAAAGCGATTCTTTAGGATACGGACGGTGCTCTGGTTCTTGGTGTCCTCATCCTGCTGGTTACGTTCAATACCAATAACCATATCGGATAGTTGCCCTAAACCAGCTGAGCCGCGTAAATGGCCAAGGGTAATCTCTCTTCCCTCTTCAAAGCCTCTACCCTCTGGGCGCTTTAAATGCGATACTAACAGCAATCCTACCTGAGTCTCCTCAACAAGAGACCTTAGCTTAGTCATTAATATATCAATCATCTTCCGCTCATCCCCGTCCTGACCAGATACTACAATCGAAACGTGGTCAAGGAATATCCACTTGCACCCTAAAGCTTTATTCATGTATCGAATACGATTGATGAGATTGTCAGATTCAATCGAACCCCAATGGTCATAAGTAACGTAATTTCCTGAGCCGACTGTAGCATCATAAGCTTCTTTCATTACCTTCTCTGGCGGCAGATTGTCCATCAAATGCAAAGGCTTGTTAGCGTGTATACCCATCAGGCCCATAGCAGTGCGCTGTATGGATTCTTCCAGCGCTATGTAACCCAGCTTCTGCTCTTGTTTTAATAGTGAGTAAGCGATCTCCCTGCACAGACTGGACTTGCCTACCCCCGAACCAGCGCAGAAGGTTACTATCTCACCAACACGTAATCCGCGTGTGATGCGATTTAAACTATCGTAGGGATAGTCGCACTTCTCAACCTTTTCCTTGTTGTTAATCTTTGCCCACATATCGGTGCCAAGCACAATACCATCAGGGCGATAGGCTTCTGCGTTCCAGAAAGACTGAACCAAATCCTTTGCTTTACCGCTTACCAAAAGCTCGTTAGGGTCCTTTGCGGTAAGCCTAGCTATCTTAGCCTTTCCTACAGAAAGAATAGATGCACAGGTTTTGGCGGCAAGGATACCCTGCTCGTCCATATCAAACATGATGACAACATTATCAAAGCCTTCAAAGTAATCTAAATGCTTCTTGAAAAAATTAGGAGCAGAGGCGGCACCATTAGGAATAGAAACGACAGGATACTTACCATCGAATACTTCGGCGACTGACAAAGCATCAATCTCTCCCTCAGTAATTACAAGATAGCGGCCGTCGGAAAAACGTTGCCAGCCATACGGAGTTTTTACATCTCCAATAATTTTAAAAGTCTTGTCGGAAAAACGTATCTTCTGGCCGACGACTACCCCACTCTTATCTTTATAGGATGCGATGTGACAGTTCTTATTGTCGTGTGTGCCTACTTGATAATTATAAAGCTTACAAATCTTCTCTGAGATTCTGCGCTTTACTAGGTCTTGGTATTCACCGCTTACAAACCTGCTGTTTTTAAAAGAGGGTGTGTGCTCGACGGCCCCATCACCACTCGGCGTGAAGGTGTCACAGGAATAACACTTTGTGCTAGAGTCTGTATTAATTGTTAATGCGTCTCTGCTCCCGCAGTCGGGGCAGGGTTGGTGTGTTTGGAGGGATTGTAGTTCAGCCATTCTTGTGGTATTTGTGGTCCACAGCACCAAGGATAATTGAGCTTTTCTGCCCACTCCCGATACCGTGTTTTAGATAATTTAGATATGCGTGTGTTGGGATTCATGAATACAAAGCGGATGTCAAAATCAGGATGTTGCTCCTTAATCCACTTATGTTTCATCCTGTCGTCTCGGCTAAGAAAGCCTTTAACCTCAAGGATAATTCCGTTAGGTAAAATGAAGTCGGGTGTATATCTCCTAGCCTTTGCTGGCTGTTCAAAACGAATAACACTCTCTTCGTAGTTAAAGGTTGCCCCAGCATCTGTTAGAGCCGAGGCAACCTTCTGTTCAAACTTTGATCTAAAAATCAAGAGCTTCTACACCTGCCTCCTCGTCGGTAAGCGCTTCGTCAAAGGTCTCAGCCTTAAAGCCATTTTCTTGTCCAAAGCCAAAGCTGTCAGCGTTGCCGCCACCACCTTCAACAAGCTCAATTACCTGAACAGCTCGCAAGGATAGTGTCATGCCAAAGCCAACACTAGGATTATACCAAGCGCGAGGCTCTACGGAACACTTGACCTCACTGCCGCTACCTACGTTACAGTTCTCAGACTTAACAGGACTGCCGCTAGAATCAAAAAGCTTAACGTCAAATCTGTAGACGTCTCCGCTCTTAGCTTCTACTTTAGCGACCTGCTTTGTCTTAATGAGCCACTGGCCATCTTCGTCTTTTAAGATAGGGAAGTGCTCAGACTTCTTGAGTTTCTTTTTATGGATGATGCACTCGCGCTCATACTCAGCATCGAAAATACTTTCGACCTTTTCGCGGAATGCGTTACCGTCCTCATCGGACACAATAATATGACAACTGTATTCGCCCATAGCGTTGAAGCGAGTGTTGGGTTCGTTAACGTGAGGATATTTCGCAATCCCCTTTGGTGTGGTTATGGTTTTTTTATTCATGAGAATATATACTTTGAGTTTAAGACATCATTGATGTCAAAGGAACCATAAGCTGGCAACGGGTCGAGTGTCAACTCGTTGATATGCTCTAGGTGTGTTTTTAATTTTAACAACTGATCGTCGCTAAAGATGTGGTGCATTGACTGGCGTATCTCGTGAGCAAGCTTATCAGCCTGCGTGCAGTGTGTGCCATAGCTGTCATGAACCATTGCAAAGTTGCTGATGCCTTGTTCGGCGCATCTATTTACGGTTAGGTGTAGGCAAGCCGCATCCAGACTATGCACAAAGTTTGGGGAGCTACCCTGCGCCTGACGTTTTGGGGAAAGCTTATCTGTATCCTCACGGAACTTAACGCGGTATACTTTCTCACCTATCTTAGTGCGGATAGACTTCTCCATCCACTTGGGATATGCCTGATAGCAAGGAAAGCCAGAGGGACTGACCCAATACATAGGCTTCTCAGCGTTGGCTAGCTTTCTTGCTGTCTTCTGTAGCCAAGCCATCGCTTCTCTTGGGCGGCCGACAACATGACTGATGGCATTCCAGATATGAGTTGAAAGGTAGGCGGTAGCTTGAAACCGAGTTTCCTCGTCAAATGGATCAGGCTTACCTGCTCTCACTTGCTCAAGATACCAACCGTTGACATAGGCTCTGCAACTATGCGGGGTTGAGCCATAGGGTTGTGTCATTGTAGGGCGTTTGGCACACGCTCTGGTTATGCCAAACTGTAGCCATAGGTTGGCAAAAGGGTTGTCGTCTTGGGCCATCGTCTCGCGTGCTCTCAAGGCTACAATACCGTAAATATCTTGTGGTATGTCAGACGGTGCCACATTGGTAGCAATACAAGATGATTCATCTCTTGTTAGCATCCCTAAAATTTGCAGGCCGTTGTTTGTGCCATCCATCTGGCAAGGCAATGTAGTGTTGAAGGTGCCTTTAGTCTCGTGCAGACGCTTAAACTCGTGAGCGTAAGCTATAAACTGAAAGGTTTCGTCAGCTTCATTTAAAAAATCTAACTCAGCCCTGTAGTTTGTAGCTAGGTTTATAATTTTATTCTGATGCTCCTCTATCCAAGCTACTCTCTGGTCATAAGTTCCTTTTATGCCGAAGGTGTTAGCGCCGTGAACGTGAAGCCACTTTAATTGAGCGTCGGTTGTAACTGGTTCTTCAGCTTCAAACCTCATCAGCCCTTTACTAAAGTCTGGCCCCATGTGGTTAAGGTAAGCAGGGATTGCATAAGCACGCCCCCGAAAGTCACACTGGTGCGGAAGGAACAATCTTTTGTCGGCAAACTTCTTTGCCATCATGATTGTATTCATTACCAGCAGGCGCCTGCTCTTCGTGGAGGCGTTAAACTCGTAAACTTGTGCGGCCCTACGCTTCCACATTTTAAGTTCGTTAGGGTCCTCTTTCATCTCCTCGGTCAGCGGCGGCAGTTCCTCATCCTCCTTTGCTGGTAGTGATCCAATCTTTATATTATCATCCCATATATCTGATAAGGTCTGGAACACTGGCTTGTTAATAGACCACGGAGTATTCTGTAAATGATTAAGGCAGGACATGACCTCAGTCATAGGCTCCTCATTCTTTCGTAAGAATGCTTTATCCTTTGTTTTAATAATACTGACTGGCGGCAACCCGTTCTCTACATCATAGCCACCACTCCACTTGTCTGTCCACTGCTTAGGAAACTCCTGTAGTGGCATCCAAAAAGGATCGAGACCCTCGTTATATCGGATCATCTCTTCTATCCACTCCTGAGTTTTTTTCGTTGCCTGTATAAAACGAGCTGGCCCTCTCTTCGTGGTCTGGATCATAACATAATCCAACAAACCAGTATACTCTTTAATCAGTGTAATTAGAACAGTTCCAATATGGAGCTTGATTCTAGTTCCCCAGCGCTCCCACTCTTCGGCCGCTCCTTTTGATACTTCACCTCTCTCAGAGTGGATAACATAGTATCGCTTCTTCTTATAGTTAGGGCGTTTGTCAGCCCCCTGTAGTATCTGTTTAAAGTTAGGATGTTCTGAGAATGCTCCGAAGTGTGCTTCATCCTCTACAAGTGCTCCTAGTTTTATAGCCGCAGAAGCTAACGCCCTTCGCTGTGTCAGTGTATCTACTATGCTTTTTAGTGCTATGAATGAAACAACTTTAGGACTCAGCTGAAAAAGTTCGTAATAAGCGTTACTTGGATTAGGAGATTTACGCTGTTGCTTAAACCAATCTTCAATCCCATCTACTAACAAAGGAACAGCCTCTCGTAGCAGTCGCTGACCATAACAAGTCTCAGCTTCTGCTTCCCTGTTACGAGCTGACTCTACGTGAGAACGGAGTTTATCTACTCCCTTTGACAGCATCTCCGTCTCTGCTGTTTTATCCTTGTTTGGAAAATCTAGTTTCTGCATTAAGGATAGTTGTAGTATTACTTTATTATAACTGTCAAGTATAGTATAACTAGTTGTATAGAATATAGTATAGAATGTAGTATAACTCTTTCTTTAAGTAGCTATAACTGTATTCTATACTAGTTGTTAACAAGTTATTAACTATTATATATGTATACATATAGAGGTGAGTCAAGATTGATCGTTCGTTATGGACAGAAAAACAGATTTGACCAAAGAAAAAGGACCTGACTCATTACGAATCAGGCCCTTTGTGGCAGGAATAGCGTTTAATGGGACAAAAATACCCTTAGAAGCTTGAGTTAGGATCGGCGAGAGTGTGACCCCCAACAGGCATGACATCGGCCATAGAAAGGCGCATCTCGTCTCCACTTATTCTGGTGTTGGTATACTTCATACCATCGTGGATTTCAACATCTCTTGCTGGCGTCAAGGCTACCAGCTCAGCATCCTCAAACTGGTTAATATCTTTTGCCATCTCAAGCAGGTCGTCCTTGTTGTGCCGATGATATGTCTTTGCCGTCATGCTTTTAGGATAGCATAGGTAACGGTTGATCATCGAGAGGTGGATAAGATAGCGATTGTATTGTAGTGGCTTTTCCATGTGATCTATGCCTCGTATTCTTTGCATCCTATTTGAAATCCAAACGAGTAGTCTGCATGCCGATCATCATTAATCTTATACGGCGGGTTGAAGTTGTCCCCAGCCATAGCATCCGAAAACCCCTTGTTGTATGCCGTCCGAGACAGAATCATAGTTCCCTCGCTTTCAGCTCTAAGCTTCTTTACTAAAGCTTCCATTCTTTCTAGCCGCTCGTAATAATCGTGTGGCTCTGGCTCGTTAAGTGCATCCTGCACCTCTGTGTGTAGTTGGTTTATTAGTTTTTTCATGGTTGTGTGTGTGTGTGTGTGTGTGGTTTATAACTGCGTGTGGTAGAAGCCGTAGCAAAAGCAAATGATTGCTGTCACTACGCTTGACATCATGCAAAGCACAAAGATTTGATCATCGGATAGTTTCATAGTTTGTATTGGGTTTGTGTGTTGACTAAAACAGATTTGACTTTGTTCCAGTGTGGTTTGGTAGATTCTTTTTTCCAGCCGTTCGGGCCTCCGTTGTGTATGCGCACTATATCCTCGGCCGTCACAACCCTGCCCAATCTGGCTTCGGTTGCGTAGCGTGCCATGTAAGCAAGAAATATATCAATGGATGTTTGCCGATCAAACGCATCCCCATGCACCCACTGCTCCCCCGCATACTCTGCGGCGTCCTGCACATAGGCCGCGTGCATCTGTAGGCACCCGTAAGCAAGCCCATCGTCTCCTATTGCGTTGTCATTGTCAGTAGATTCTACTGCAATTAGTGCTAAAATAATTGTCAGATACGTCATAAATTTGTGGTGGAAAAACAGATTTGATTGCTCGGAAAAACAGATTTGACTGAAATTTAATTCGCTGGTCAATAAAAATAATTATAAAAATTTTACCCCTAGGGTATGGAAAATTGCTGCCAAGATTTTGGGCCGCAAATCTGGCCGCCGTTCGTTTGGCCGTCGGCGCCGCCGTCAATTTATCGCACGATAAAAGCGCCGATTATGCAAAGCACGCCCACTGAAAGCATGGCCGCCGTTAATATTAGCATTACCATTTTAATGCAATGGGTAATCGACATTTGCCACACTCGGCGCCCAGCACGCGCGACATTCGCCACACTCGCCGCCGTTTTTATTGGCGCCACACGTCGCGCCGCTATCGGTCCAACTTACGGTCGAAGTTTGCACGCCTAATTTTTCGGCCACGGCCGCGCTTGGCGGAAACTCGCGCTTTAATGCGGAAAGTCTAATCGTTAAATTACTCGGCTTTTTACGCGCCGCTAGCGCCTCTCGTGTGTGTGCTAGCTCGCGAGTCGGCAACCAGTGCTTTATATGCGGCGTTAACTCGCACGCTTTAAAGATGGCCAGCAAATGCGCCGCACTTTGAATGTCGCCGCTATCGTGCCAACGAAAAAAGCCGCTTTTCTCGCAAGCGTTAATCTGCGCGGCCATCTGCTCGGCCCACTGGTCCAGCTTTCCACTGGCCTGCGCCTGCATTAACTTGCTATAGCGTAACTCTAGCGCATTGCGCACGTTGCCGCGTAAATAGTTGCCTTTTAATGCATAGCATTTGAAGCACGTCGAATTTTTGACGCTTTGCAGTTTGCCGCCCACTTGGCAACGTTGCGCTGGTAGTGAAAAGCCATAGCATGGCATTTTTGACGGTTGTGAAAGCGTGCCACACGTCTCGTGTGCCCGCTGTAGGATATCGCGCTTTAAAGGCCGCGCTCGGCCGCTGTTGTGTATATGTTTAGACATAGGCCACAAAAAAGGCCGCCTTTCGGCGACCTTGCAAAGCATTTAAGCTTTTGTTGCTATTTTAAACGCAAGCTGTTTCGGCGTTTATTACCTGCGCAAGCGCCGCCGATCGACTGGCCGTTGCACTCGGCGTGCCACGCCATACGTTTGTAAACGCGTTTTGTAAACGCCAGACGTTTTTCTCGCCCGCAAACTCGGCGTGTTCTGGCTTGTGCCACTGGTCGGCAACTTTCCCGATATGCGACGGCGCACAAGCTCCATTACGTGCGGCCTTCAATATGATATCGTGAGCTTGGCGATCGGAGCACGTGACATTTTTCATTCGGTCGTTGCGGTCGTCAATAACGCCGCGCGCGCTGATTAGCCTATCTATCGCTTCGAGCATTAGCTGGCCGAGCACGCGCAAATTCATGCCAGCCGTATGCTTTCGGCCGAGCACAATCTCGTTGTGAAAGCATAGATTACTGCAAACAAACGGCGCGTCGCCTGCCATTATACCAGCACGAAACGCCTTGTCGTGTGAATTGCGCAAACCTAGCACGCTTGCAATGTCGCCGCTTGCGCTCGGTATATTGACTTGAAACAGGCCAAAGTAACGCGCGCCCTCGCGAGACAGTAAATGCTTCGACTGCACGACGTCCAAGCCGTGCGCGCTCGCCGCATTTTCTAGCGCTTCAATTGTGCGCCCGTGTGCCACTGGCCGCCAACTGGCCGTCGGCGTCGGTGTTTCAATAGCGCATACGTCGTCAAACGTTGCGCCGCGGTCGTCGATATCGCCCGCCATTATATTAAGGTTGAGCATTTTTGGGCCGAAGCCCTCGGTTGTTGTTGTTGTATGTATCATTTTCTTATTTTCCTGCGTATTGTGTGGTTGTTATATTGCCGCGCACGTCCATGCGCACGGCTAGAGTTACTTTTTCAGTGTGGGAAGCGCCGCGCAAGTCAATGCGTGCGCCGCTGGATGTATCGGCGTAGTATTCCTCGCGCAACTCGCCGTCGGCTTCAATTGACGCCAACAAGTCGTCGGTATAATCGTCAATTTGCGCACGCTCGGCATCGTTTAAACTGCTTTTATATGCGATCACTTGGCTAGCCTTTCGTCGATTTCGTAAATAGCCGCGGAAATCTCGGCTTTAGCACGCTCTAAAATCTCGCGCACGTTTGGCCCAAACTCTTGGTTCCATGTATGCGCAATCTGCGCCGTTAATAGCATACGCGAGAGCTTCAATTGCTCGCGCAAGCGCCTGTCGTAGTATCGTTTGCTCATTTGTCGCCGCCTTTCGGTCCTTCGCTTGGCCATGTATGCGTTGAACATTCTAGCAACTCGGCCGCGCCGCGTGTTTTACAGTCGGCGTCGCCAAGCGTATTATATGCGGCCCACGTGCGTTGTATTGTATCGGTCGTCAAATGCACGTCTTTAAGCTCGCCTTTAGTTTGGCGTGCGACGTCCAACAGAATTTCGGCCGCTTGGTCCACGGCTTTAATTCGACTTGCTAGCCTCGCGGCCGCAATTGTTACTTGGTCCTGCTTTGTTATATTGTGTATCATATGCTGTGTGTGTTGTGTGTGTGTGTGAATTGTGCGGCCAAACGCGACCGCATCGGCGCCCATCTTGGCAACGCTTGCGCATCGGTCAAATTAAAAAACACCTATTTAAAGGCAAACGCGCTTTTTATTCTGGCCGCCGTTGTGATCGGTCCAGCGCTCGGCGCCTGCTGTCTGCACACGCTGGCCGCAATAAAGAATAGCACGCGCCCGCGCGAGACAACGCACAATATGCATTATGTCCAATACGGCCCGCACACCTAAGCACATTGCCACACGGCGACCCTATTTTTATTTATTTGCGGCCTATCACGGGGAAATCGCGCCGAGCCACCTATACGTTACCCTCTCATAAATTTTTACCAAAAACATTTTGGCAAAAGGGGACGCTCCTGAACACAGACAAGAACGCCCCCAACCACATTTATGTTATGAACACAACAACAACAACACAAAAGTTAAAAAATTCCCCAATCGTCACTATCATTTTCTTCATCTTCGTCTACCTCTACCCACTCAACATCGTCGCCATCAGCGATGGTGCCTGCTTCTAGGTAGTTGTTGTGGTAGGTTTTAGCCGACTCTAGCAGCCCTTTAGCTGCATATGGGTCGCTGTAAGCCAAGTCATACCCCGTAGGCTCGTCATCGTCTTGGAAGATTATCACATAGTTTCTGTAATGTTCTCCAAGGATGGCCGCTGCTTTGTTTACGGGGATGTCTTCTATATCCATGATAGTGAATTGTTGGTTTTACCTGTTCTTTTGTAGTAGGCGTTTTTAAAATTGTCCAGCTCATCGCGAAGTAATTCGTCTTTTCTGTCGCTGATCTTCTCGTTAGCGTCTTGAGCCATTTGTTCTACCCAGTAGTTGCAGGCTATCGACAGCGCGTCGAGGCGGTCATCGTGCCTTATAGAGCCTCTACTGCTAGTTATTCTGGTCATCTGGTGACATAACATATAGTGAAGCTGTTGCTCAGGTGAATACTTCTGAGCAGACTTAAAATCTTTTTCAATAACGGAGGGATCGATAACAAGTCTATGACCTCCTAGAAGAGGCTCTAAGGTATCTATAATCCGTTTCTCTTTCTGGACCGAGTGCCTTACCTCTTCGATGCTACAGGGGTATTCTCGGCGTAATATAGGCTGTATAAGCTGCGTGAACATACCGTCACCAAAGTTAGACTCGACAACAATCTTGTTAACCTTGTTTTTCTTGGCTATACGCACCAGTGATACCAACGTATCCTCGTCATAGCCGCCACTGAGACCACCAGCTTCTGGAATATACAAACTTCCGTTAAGCATCTTAGCTACAGCGTAGCCAGTCTCATCCTTACCGCGTCCTGAAGGGTCAATAGCAAGAACTGAGCCTGTATATGGAACCATATCTCCTACAACCTTCATTGGGCGGTAGAAGCGGTCACCCCTGAGACCTACACACGGAAGGTTAGTCCACTCTAGGTCAGGAGACTGCGCCCATACCAGCTTTTCAGGGCCGAGGTCGTTGTCGATGTCGTGGACAATAATGTTTCCTAGCTTTAGAGGGAAGCGGTCAACGTCAGAAAGCGCCGTATTGAGCATAAACTGGAGGGCATAACCAGCAGAACCGTAAGATATTTTACGCTCATTTAGGTCAAATTCACTAAATCGAGTAGGTTCAGTAGGCTCTCCAGCTTTTTCTGCGATACAGAGACTGGATACGCTTCCTCCGTAGACGCCTGTATTGACCTTCTCTGTAATACTTTCAGAAGGCCATACCTTAAGATTGTATCCACGCTCTCCTAGCTTTCTGTAAGCTGAGTCTTCGCACTGTGGGGTGCCTAAGAACAAGATTTTGCTACCATCGTCTGGTTTGAGAATAGCGTCAAACTCCTTGATCTGTTCGCTCAGTTTATCCCGCATAGTCTGCGTAGCTGAGTTAGTGGGGACTTCAATATCATCAGCGATAATAATATCAGCACGACTACCAGTTAGCTGGGAGGTTATACCCAATGATTTAACAGAGGGTGCGTGGGATGCTGGGGCGGGTCCAACATCGAAAGATACCTTACTGAAGCGCTGGTCGTTCTTAGGCTTGAGGTGTTCCAGTAGAGGCAGCTCGTGCAGCAGTCTCAGTGTGAACGTCGAGAAATCATCAGCACGAGTTTTAGAAGCAGAGACGACAAGGATGTTCTTCGAGGGGTCAAGGAGTAGTTGGTGGACCACGAAAGCAGAGCAAATCCAACTCTTGCCCACACCTCTAAAGCCTTGAATAACACCACGCTTAGGGCCGTTTTGCATAAACCCCGCAATGTCGTATTGTATGGGCGTAGGGTCTCTCTTAATTTGTTCAAGAGAGTGCCAGACATAGTATAAAAAGTTCCTAAAGTCCTTTAACTTCTCTGGTATCTTCTCTGTATTCATCAAAAGGTAATACGTCTACAAGCTCTGACAGTGGACTGTTCTCCTTGATAGTGCAAGTGATTTGGTTATCGCGGAGCAGTTGCCGAGCTACGTTAAGTGTAGCAGGAGTAGCTTCTCCGCTCTTGATTACAGTAAGGAGTTCCTCGATGGTCAAAGCCATCAGTTCATCCAGTAGGTCTTTGTTTGATTTATTCATATTATTGAAATAGATCCTTTAGGCTAAAGGGTTTCTGTTTGATCCCTTGGTTTACGTTTTTAAGAGTAAGGTCCATGTATTGGCTAAGGGACTGCTCGTCTTTGTTGATGAAAGCACTAAGAGTGATCTTTTGTCTGAGCATGGTCTGCCTCAGTCCAGTGTAATACTCACGCATCAACTCGTTCAGTTCTACGAGAGCAGTGTTAGTAAACTTCTCAGGATTGGTTTCGTC